TAGTAGCACAAGACTACTTCAAAGAGATGACGGAGCAGGATGTTCGTAAGAGAATCTATGAAGAGCAAAAGAATCAAATCGAACAAGATATGGCTCCATTTGGATTTGTTCTGGACGGCATCAACAGTGATGATGGTTTTGTAGATAGTGACGGAACTAGATGGAATACTGATGAGTATGGTGATAGATCCTTTATGTGGGAATATCTCTAATGGATTTTGATGAAGAGTTTTCTTTAGAACACTTAATATTTCAGAATAGGCAGTGTAGAACATGTCATCTAACTAAAGATCTCATCTCTGAGTTTTACAAAACAAGGAGAGGAACCGGTCCATCAGCATATTCTTACGAATGTAAAAAATGTACGATAAAAAGAATCACAGATTCTAGGAAAAATAAGATACCGACTGTACATTGGGAATATCCTGATTGGTAAACTGTTCACTCACTGTTTCCCCATCGTAAACATAGCGAATAATAAATAACTCTAGCATTATTTGGATTTCATAAGGAGAGAAAGATGCCGCTGAATTTAGCATCTCCTGGTATTGTCGTAAGAGAAGTAGACCTCACCTCAGGGAGAGTTGATCCTACTTCTGACAAGTCTGGTGGACTTGTTGCTCCTTTCGCCAAAGGACCAGTAGAAATTCCAACATTAGTCGAAACTGAAGCAGATCTGCTTGACAATTTCGGTGAACCATACGGTGCCAATAATCAATACGAATATTGGTATACTGCTTCATCTTATCTTGCCTATGGTGGGGTATTAAGAGTAGTAAGATCAGACAATGATGGACTATACAACGGATACGTTGGGACAGCAAGTTCTATCAAAATTAAGAGTAATGATGATTATGTGAACAAAGGATATGACTCAAATATTATTTCTGGCAAAACATTTGTTGCCAAGAACCCCGGATCATGGTCAAACGGTCTAAAGATTGCCCTTATTGACGGCAAAGCAGATCAGACTTTATCTGGATTCGATGGTGTGGGTGTCGAAGTTGGAATGGGTGTTACTCAGGCAGTTCCTGCTAACACTGTTGTTGCTGGTGTTGGCACAACTTCTGTTTTGGATGGTTACTTTAAAGGTATCATCACAGGAGTAGGAACCGAAACTGTAGACGTTAAGTTTGTTGCTCACGTTTCTGCTGCTGGAATTGTTACTGCTAAGGATTATACACCTGGAGGCACTTACAGATTTGCTGGTACTGGTACAACAGACCTGTACGTTAGTGCCGTTGGTGGTGCCGTAACAACCGCATCTTACACTAGTCAGGTAGACTGGTTCGATCAGCAAGAGATTGAACTGACAAGTGGAAATGTCAAGTGGAATAGATTGGTTGAAAGACCAACAACCACAAGTTATGCTGCTGCCCGTGGTGCAAGAAATGACGAACTCCACATCGTCGTTTATGATGATCTCGGAAAAATAAGTGGAAATGCTGGAACTCTGCTAGAGAAGCATTTGAGTCTGTCCAAGGCAACTGATGCTGAATTCTCTGCCGGAACTCCACAATATTGGAGAACGTGGTTACAGTTTAATTCAGACAATCTGTTTGGTGGTTCAGCACCATCTGGTGTTACCACATCTGGATTTAGTGCTGGTGCTGCTGCCACTACATTCACAGTGTATGGTGATGGTGGATGGGATCAAATATCTAGCAACCGACCATTTGATGTTTACGGTAACTCAACTTTAGGCATCGGTAGTGGTAGAGACTATGGTGGTACAGTTGGTATTAGTACAACTGGTGGACTCTCGGTAAACGTAGGTGATCTTTCTGCTGGATACGATCTCTTCGAAAATCCTGATACCTTTGACATCGATTTCCTTCTGATGGGATCTGGTGCTCATGGTAAAGAAGAGACACAAGCAATTGCCAGTAAGATTATTGCTCTTGCTGAGGAAAGACAAGATGCTGTAGCATTTGTTTCTCCTTATCGTCAGGCATTCTTATCTGATGGTGTTAGTGTTTCATTGAACAATTCTTCTACCATCACTGATAATCTGGTAAGTTACTTCTCTGCTATTCCTTCATCTTCGTATGCTGTATTTGATAGTTCTTACAAGTACACTTATGATAGATTTGCCGATACATTCAGATATGTTCCATTGAATGGTGACATTGCTGGCATTTGTGCTAGAAACGATGTCAACAACTTCCCTTGGTTCTCACCTGCTGGAACACAAAGAGGATCTATTCTGAATGCCGTCAAGTTGGCATACAACCCAACCAAGTCACAGAGAGACGTTCTTTACTCAAATAGAGTAAACCCAGTCATCTTCTCACCTGGTTCTGGTATCGTTCTGTTCGGTGATAAGACAGGACTAGCAAGGGCATCTGCCTTCGATAGAATTAACGTTCGTCGTTTGTTCATCTATCTGGAAAGAGCAATTTCTGCTGCTGCCAGAGATCAGATGTTTGAGTTTAATGATGAGATTACAAGAACAAACTTTGTTAGCATCGTTGAACCTTTCCTTCGTGATGTTCAAGCAAAGAGAGGCATCACTGACTTTGTAGTCAAGTGTGATGAAACAAACAACACAGCTGCGGTCATCGATAACAATGAATTTGTTGCCGATATTTACATCAAACCCGCACGTTCGATTAACTTCATCGGTCTGACCTTCGTTGCCACTCGCACGGGTGTCAGCTTTGAGGAAGTTCTCGGAGTTTAATCTAAAGAGGTAACAAACCGATGGCAGACTTAATTCAACAACAAAATCCCCCAAAGACAGCTGATCGAACTATCGACAGATTCAAGAGCAGATTGTCTGGCGGCATCGCCAGACCTAATCTGTTTGAGGTTGTACTAACTTTCCCAGATGACGTAGTTGACTCTAGTGTCAATGACTTGGATTCCAAATCCAGATTCTTGGTAAAGGGAGCAAACCTCCCAGCATCCAACATCACACCTATCACCATTCCTTTCAGAGGACGTAATCTTAAGATTGCTGGTGACAGAACATTTGATGTTTGGACAATCACAGTTATCAACGATACTGACTTCGCAATCAGATCTTCCTTCGAAAGATGGATGAACTCTGTTGCCAAAGTATCCGATAACTCTGGTAACACAGATCCTATCGATTATCAAACTGATGCTATTGTTCATCAGTTGGGTCGTGCTCCAGTTACCAGTGGTGGTGGTGCTCAAGAAAGTGGCACAGATCAACCAATTTTGAGAAGTTATCAGTTCCATGGTATCTTCCCAACAGCAGTCTCTGCAATTGATCTGAACTACGACAACACCGATGCTATTGAAGAGTTCACTGTTGAACTCCAAGTTCAGTGGTGGGAAGCTGCTGGAAATGGTGGTTCTATCGTCTGATAAATAGTCAGATAGAACGCATTACTTTAAAATGGCAAGGTTGTTTGGTTTTTCGATTGAGGAAAACGAAGATAAATCAAAAAGTGTAATCAGTCCCGTTCCTCCTACCAACGAGGATGGGGCTGATTTTTATGTCTCAACAGCTTTTGGTAGCCAAACAATTGACTTTGAAGGGGTTTATAGAAGTGAGTATGAACTGATTCGTAGATATCGTGAGATGGCACTCCATCCAGAGTGTGATCAAGCAATTGAAAACGTAATCAATGAAGCTATTGTTAGTGACCTGGATGATTCTCCTGTTGAGATTGATCTGAGTAATTTGAATGCTAGTGATGGAATCAAAGATAAGATCAGAAAAGAATTCAAGCACATCAAAGATCTTCTAGACTTTGATAAAAAATCTCATGAGATCTTCCGTAACTGGTATGTTGACGGAAGAATTTATTACAACAAAGTAATTGATATTAAGAGACCTCAGGATGGCATTCAAGAGCTGAGATATATCGATGCTCTGAAGATGAGGTATGTAAGAAAAGAAAAGAATCAAAATAAAGATAGAGCAGATATCTTCAAAGTAAGGGGAGTTGATGATGCCCAAAAGGTAGTCTTCCCTGAACTTGAGGAGTATTTCATGTATACTCCAAAGATGAATTATCCAACCACAGTTCCTTCTGCTGGTGGTGGAGCAAAGGGAGTTAAGTTTGCTCCAGATTCTATCTCTTATTGTACATCTGGACTGGTTGATAGAAATCGTCACACTGTACTATCTTATCTACAGAAAGCAACTAAGTCTCTCAATCAACTGAGAATGATTGAAGACTCTCTGGTTATCTATCGTTTGAGCAGAGCACCTGAACGTAGAATTTTCTACATTGATGTGGGTAATCTGCCTAAGGTAAAGGCAGAACAATATCTCCGTGATGTAATGAATCGTTATCGTAATAAGTTGGTTTATAATGCCAGCACTGGTGAGATTCGTGACGATAAAAAATACATGTCCATGCTGGAAGATTTCTGGCTGCCACGTCGTGAGGGTGGTAGAGGAACGGAGATCACCACTCTGCCAGGTGGACAGAATCTAGGTGAACTGTCTGACATTGAATATTTCCAGAAAAAACTTTATAGATCTCTGGGTGTACCAGAATCTAGAATGCCTGGTTCTGGTGATGGTTTCAACCTTGGACGTTCTTCTGAGATTCTTCGTGATGAACTTGGGTTCAGTAAGTTTGTAGGAAGACTTCGTAAGAGATTCAGCAATCTGTTCTTAGATATGCTGAAGACACAACTTCTCCTCAAAAATATTTGTACTCCCGAAGATTGGGAGAGAATGTCTGAGCACATTCAGTTCGATTATCTTTATGATAATCACTTTGCTGAACTGAAAGAAGCAGAACTGATGAACAACAGAATGGCACTTCTTCAGCAAGTAGAACCTTACGTTGGTAGATATTATTCTACTGAGTATGTTCGTAGAAAAGTTCTTAGACAGAAGGATACAGAAATTCTTGAAATTGATGCTCAGATTGAGGATGAAATTGAAAGAGGTATTATTCCAGATCCAAATGAACAAATGCTTCAGATGGAACCAGGTATGGATCCCATGGGACAGCAAACACCAGAAGAAGATCTGAGGCAAAGAGGAAATGATATTACAGACACTGACCGGTCAGTGTCTGTAATATCACTGTCTC